ATCTGACGGTCGGCAAATACGACGTGACCGTATCCGCAGGCGCCAGCTACTCGACACGCAGGCAGGAAGCCTCTGATGCGATGGTTTCGTTTGGCCAGTCCTGGCCGAAGCTGATGGACGTTGCGGGCGACAAGGTTGTAACGGCGATGGACTGGCCGGGTGCCGACGAAATCGCGGAGCGCATCAAGCGCACGATTCCGCCCGAATTGCTCGGCGACGAAGACGGCGAGGACGGCGAACAGTCGCCGCAGATTCCGCCGCAAGTGCTGCAGATCGTCCAGCAGGCACAGCAGCATATCCAACAGCTCGAAGCCGAATTGCAGGACGCCAAGACCGGCATCGAGAAGGCGCGCATCAGCGCCGAGTCGTCCGAGCGAGTCGCACAGATCAACGCCAACGGCCGGCAGGACGTGGAAGAGCTGAAAGGCTGGATTTCGATGCTCATGCAGAGCATGCAACCGCCGCCAGCACTCAACGCCGCGGCGATGCAGACCCAAGAACAGCAGCAAGAACCAATCGCGCAGGGGCCGGGCCAGCCTCCTGAATTCGCGCCCGGCCAGCAGTTTTGATCGTGGAGCCATCCATGCAGGAAGCACAAGAGCAGCAAACATCGTCGCCGGCAGACGCAAGCAGTGAAGCGCCGGAAACCGTAACCGAGGAACTACAGCAGTCCGAGCAGCAGGAAGCCGCAGAGAAGCCCGAAGAGGGCGACGAAGGCGACGACCAAGGCGGCGAGGAAAAGCCGCAGGAGAAGCCAAAGCGCAGCGCTCGTGAGCGTATCAACGAGTTGACGAAGCGGGCGCACGAGGCAGAGCGAGAGGCGCAGCGCTGGCGCGAAGCCGCCGAGAGAAAGACGGCTGATCCCTCCGAGAAGCCAAACCCTGACAAATTCGGTTCGTATGACGAGTACGTCGAGGCGTTGGCGGACTGGAAAGCGGATCAGCGAGTCGCCGAGTCGTTCAAGAGGCGTGATGCCGAGCGGTCGCAGGCGGCAGAGGCGCGGGCGGCAGAAGCCAAGGCGCAAGCCTGGGCAGAGCGGCAGAGCGAATTCCGCGAAGCCACGCCGGACTATGACGCAGTTGTAGGAAAGTCGGCTGTGCAAATTGCGCCGCACGTCGTCGACACGCTGCTCGACAGCGAATCGGGGCCGGAGCTTGCTTATCACCTCGCCAAACGCCCGGAAACGGTCAAGCGCATCAATGCACTGTCTCCGCTCTCGGCAGCGCGAGAACTCGGACGGATCGAGGCGACGCTATCGAATCCGGCCGCGCCACAAATCAAACCGGCCAGCAAAGCGCCTGCGCCGATTACGCCAGTCCGATCGTCCGCGCCTGCGGCAGTCGATCTGGCCTCTGCAAACATGGACCAGTACATCGCCGCACGTCGCAAACAAGGCGCGACATTCAGGCGGCGGTAATCCACATCATCACGGAGCAATAAAACATGAGTAATACACTGCTGACCAGCAGCATTCTGGCCAAGGAGACCCTGGCCGTCATTGAAAATAACTGTGCGTTCGGCGGCATGGTCAATCGCGACTACGAAACCGTACATAGCGCGTCGATGCGGGACGGCTACGAGCCTGGAGCGACGATCAACATCCGCAAGCCGTCGCGCTATACGTATCGGTCCGGGCGCGTCTCTGTGCCGCAGGCATCCGTCGACAACTCTGTTCCGCTGACGCTTTCGCAGGGCGGCGCGGATTTGAACTTCAACCTGTTCGAGCGCTCGCTGCAGATCACCGATCGGCGCATCCAGAAGAAGATCAACGCGGCGGCGGCTACGATCGTCAACGAGATCGACCGCGTTGGCCTGCTGCTCGCCAAGACGGCCGTCTACAACTGCCTGAACCCGACCGGCGCGCTGCCGACGACGCAAGCGCTGTCGCTGGCGGCCATCACCGGCATCAATCAGCGCCTCGACGAAATGGGCGCGCCTCGCGACAACATGCGCGGCCTGATCATGAACCCGGCCATGAACGCGGCGACGGTTGGTGGTTTCGCCGGGCTGTTCAACGGCCAGGCAAAGCTCGGGCGGCAGTTCGACTCGGGGCTGATGGTCGATAGCCTGGGCCTGTCGTATGCGATGGACCAGAATGTCGCGGTGCATACCAACGGCGCAGCCACTGCCACGAACATCAACGGCGCCGGCCAAACGGGGGCGGCGATTACGGTCGTTGCAGTCGCTGGCGGCACGCTGGCGGCCGGTACGGTCATCACCCTACCGGGCGTCTATGCGGTCAATCCGCAGTCGCGCGTGAGCACTGGCGTTCTGGCCGATTTCGTGGTGACTGCGGACGTTTCCGCCGCGGCCACGTCGATCCCGATCAGTCCGGCAATCGTCACCAGTGGGCGATATCAGAACGTCACGGCTTCGCCGACGACTGGCCAGCCGTATGTGATCAAGGGAGCGGCTTCGACTTCCTACGGCTGCAATGTGGGATTCCACGAGGACGCGTTTACCCTCGCCATGGTTCCGATGGCAACGCCTCCGGACGGCACCGGCGCGCGCGTTGAGCAAATCTCGCACAACGGTTACACGATCAAGGTTACGGACTTCTACGACGGCACGAACGACAACGTAATTACTCGTCTCGACGTGCTGTTCGGCTGGGCGGCGACGTATCCCGAGCTGGCCTGCAAGTACTACACGGTCTAAACGACAGCCTTTAACCACGGAGCGCCGGGGTTCTCCCCGGCGCATTTGGAGCATAGAGAATGGCTAATGTTGCTGTTACTTGCATAAAAAACGGTAGATCAGACTCTTTCGGCCGGCCGCTTGTTTCTGGAACGTATTACCCGTCTGTCGAGATTGAGACGGCAAAAGCTCTGTGGAATTCCGGGTATGTTTCCGTGGCAGATGCGTCCGTGTTCGACCAAGACCCTCTGGCCGGAACGAGCCCGCTTGACGATTTCAATATCGCCAGGGCGCTGTCTCTTTCAAGACAGCCCGCACAAACAAGAGCCAACCTCGCAGCGGAGCTTGCTGCGCTTGGTGCATATGTACAGCTTTCCCCAAAAGCAGGGTTGGCCGGTAACTATGGGTATGGAGTTGGGCCGTGCCCGTTTCTGCTTCCCGCTGGATTTACTCCAATGTCTGGCGTATCAGATCCATTGTCGGATGGATTCGGTGGATATCTGACGCCGGATGGAAGCGTTATGCGATGGATTCCTGCAGAGTATAGGAAATGGGGAACGGGGTCCAATAACCTTGCAGTCAACGTGCTGAGCGCCCTGCCAATTACTTCGATGTCGCTGGACGAAGCGACCAATCAAGGATACTACGTTCCTGCTGAATTCTACAGGTCCGGGATTGTGCAACCAGGGTTTTTTATAGACCAGTTTGGATGCTCTGCGGGCCTGTTCAATGGGAACTTGATTGCTAAGTCAGTCAAAGGGGGGGTTCCTCTTTCGGCGGCAACAATTGGGACGCTTGTAGGTGCGCCATCCGCTACTATCGGAGGAATCTTTGCCGCTTGCAAAACAAGGGGTGAGGAGTACTTCCCGCCAACAGTGGCAATGTACAAGTCGCTCGCTTATATGGCGCTTGGGCACGGTCAGAAAAGCCAGAGTTCTGCTACATGCGCGTGGTATGATGAATCGGGGATTACAAACTTCCCGAAAGGAAATAATAACAGCGCGTATGGCGACAGCGCAGGAACGGGGGTTTCTTATTCACCAAGCGGGACTTTGACAATCGGACTGACAGGCTCTGGAGTTCCATTCGACATGACAACTCACAACGGCCAACGCTGCGGCATTGCGGACCTTAATGGGAACATGCGCGAGTTCGGATCAGGTTTTATTTCTCACTCTAATCAATATTATGCGCTGTCGCTATCCGCCGACATCTCGTCAATGACGGGAGGTATAACGCTATCAACTGATCATTGGGGGGCGGCAGGAGTAGCTGCCAACTTTACCAACATTGGGGCCACTTATGGCGCGATGCTGGGGTCTGCAACTGCAAAGCTTATGGGCAACGCTTCGCAGGTATTTGATTCGCAAGTGTCAGGAGTTGCGAGACTGGCGCAAAGCTATGGCCTTCCGCTTGTCGGAGGTGCTGGAGGAACAAATCTATTCGGAAACGATGGCCTTGATGATTATAGATGGGGGAACGGAGCAGCCTCGATTGGAGGGCATTACGGAGACACGACAAGGGCCGGCATCTGGTATCTAAGCATGAATGTCTCATATGATAGTGCATCTGCTCATTACGGGTTTCGATGCGCGCGCTACCTTGATGCGGGAGTTTTCTGATGCTTATCAAATATCAAAAGTTTATTACTCCTGGCCCGGATGGGGTAACAATAACCGTTAATGTTGTTGGTACAGAACTATGCACCATCGAGGGTTGGACATATTTCTGCCCAAGTTCAGGAGTGGCGCCAACGGGACAGGATTCGCGCATCCAATCATCAATCTCTGTCGTAACGCCTGATGCTGCGTTGAAGGATGAAATCAAAAAAGCCAGTCCGCACTGTGCGTTGATCAAAAATCGCCGGCAGGAGGCCATTCTTTCTGCGGGGTATGACGAGAAAGATCAGCAAGCGTTCCTGCATTTTGGTGTTCGAGCGGCAATCGGGCCGGCTATAGGGATGCCATCTTTGTCTGGTGGACAGTCGGCTGCTCTTGCTGCCTATGCCGCAGTCTGCCTTGCTGCGGATACGGCGGCAGGGGAGGCTTACGCGGCGCTTGGGCTGTAATGACAACCGCACTTCAGCTTGTAACCTCTGCGCTGCGCAAGATAGGGGCTGTCGCGGCCGGAGAGGCGCCAGACGCGAACGAGCAGTCGGATGCGCTGGCCGCTTTGAATCAGCTTATCGAAAGCTGGAATCTTCAAGGGCTGACTCTGTATCGGCTTGAGAATGCCTCCTACACGCTCGTTCCGAGCCAGCAGGCCTATACCATCGGCAGCGGCGCGAACTTCGACGGCGCGCGCCCGGTTACGCTGCATGGGGCTTTTGTGACGCGCGGAGGCATTGACTACCCATTGTATATAATGACTCAAGACGAATGGAACGGGGTTCTGCAGAAATCGACGCAATCACAGCTCCCGGAAGCCATCTATTACGAGCCGACATTTCCACTCGGAACGCTGCGATTCTGGCCCGCTCCTCTTGAGGCGCTGCCAGTTACACTCGCTATCGACATGCAGATTTCTGCAATTGCAGCCATCGGAGACACTATATCCCTGCCGCCAGGATACGAGCGAGCGTTGATCTACGCGCTGGCTGTCGATATTGCGCCGGAATACCCTGCTGTGACGCTGAGTCAGACCGTGATCGACGCCGCAGATGATGCGCTGGCGGACATCAAGCGGGCGAACAACACGCAAAACCAGGCGGCGACTTTTGACATTGCGCTGGCGGGCGGTTGCGGCGGTTCGCTGGCGGCGTTTATTGCCGGATACTGAAGCCGTGAGAATCCCGCTCGCCGCCGACATCGAAAGCCGTGACGGATCGCTGACGGCCGGCGCGCTGATTGTGAATGCCGCGGTGCAGTCTGAGGGCGACGGCCAGACATCGGCATTCAAGCGCGCGGGAGTCGTCTCTCGAGGATCGGTCACGGCCGGCGATGCGCAGTGCTTTACGGGTGTCGCCGGGAAAGCCGTTGCAGTCGTTGGCGATCACGCCTTCACGCTGACCGTTGGCGAGCCGATCACCGAGGATGCTGACGACGACATGGCGCCGATTTTCGCTGGCCTGCAAGTGTCCGCGCGCGAGTCCGGGCAGGCAAGCAACGCGCGCTCGCTGATGCTCAAGACCGGCCGCGAGGCGTGGATACTGACGCCGTGAGACTTCCGATCGCCACTGACCTGAAAACCTCGATCAGCGATACGACGAAAGACGCGCGCCTGATCAATGCACACACGGAAACGCGCGGAGGAGTCACGAGGGTCAAGAAGCGGCCTGGGGCGCTGGCTACCGGGTGGGACTTCACGACGCCGATTCAAGGGCTTTTCGGCGGATCGCTGCTTTATCTGATCTACGGCGACGAATTCAGCGTGATTGACGTCAGCAGCCCTCCTCCTGCGTCAGTGGCGATAGGCGATCTTGTCGGCGGCTATTACGCGATGATCGACAACCCGCCAACGTCGCCTGGTGGTGGCGACGCGTATTGGAGCGCATCGCCCCCTGGAAGTGCCAGGTATGTGGCGACGTTCAAGCCCGGCTATGGAATGGGCGACATCTATGGCGGCACGAATATGTACCTTCCGCCAGGTTCTCTCGGGCCATGGTCGGGCGAGCTGCGCGGGGCTGTCGCGGCGAGTACCGCAGCAACCGTCAAAAGTTTTG